GACGGATACACTTGTTGCCATACTCGACGATATGTGTAATGAGAAAAGTAGTTTTGTAGAAAAACCACCCACACGCTGGGTAATTGATTTGTGTAATAATCAAACCTTCTATGCACCCAAAGCTGAAATAGAAGCTAAAGGTAAAGTATTTGTTGAACCAGAAATAGTTATAATAAATACTAACAAGAAGGACCTTGATGCATATACATATTCAAATTGCCCTTATTCCATACAAAGGAGATCACACATAGTAGCGACTGTTAGAGCTAAATCGATCTTTCAGACTGTTATCGATGGAGTGGAATGTGGTTTGAGTTCAGAGAAAGTGAAAACTTATTATGAAACTCATGACCAACCTGTAGTGGAAGACTTGTGGGATATAGATGTTGAAGTTGCTGTAAAACCCAGTGGTAAATTGGATCAGACAGCCACCTATTCACCTTTCATCTACAAAGGAAAGAAGATGACGAATATTAGCATGCTCGAATTCCTGGAAATGAACATTGATTTATTTCAAAGACACAGGGAAAGACAATTCGAGATTGTCGACAAAACACAAAATTCTGCAAAGATGGAAAAGTGTGGTATTGACAAATGCTGTAACGTCAAAGGGTTGTGCTCTATTCATTCCGACTACAAATCTTTATCGACGAGTACAAAAAGATCTAGGAGACGGAGAAGACCAGTGAAATTAGATCCACATATAGGCGAACATATAGCTGCCGCCATACACAATGGTATAACAACAGCTAAAGGCAATGTAACTACAGAGTTGAATGCACTAGATAAATTAGCCACCAAGGGCCTATATATCGCAGCTTCATACTTTGTGTCACATTGGGACTGGTTAAAATTAGTACCAGCACCTATGCTTAAGATGAGTCTCACTAAGAGAATAATGAAGCATTATGCAAAAGACACGATTGTCAAACGCACTAATGAAGCTATTTGGCTAACTTTCATACTCACCTCTTTGCTGAGTGCATTGGTATTATATACTAGTCCAACTTATTATCCTTTTTTGATCATTTTATGGTCATTTGTATTATCATCTACAAGTTTCTTATATAAAACTATAGAAACTTGGGTTTTAGACGATATTACAAAAAGGACTCAGATTATGTACCCTATATTAGAACGATTTAAAAATGAAAATTATAAATATGTTCTTGGTTTTTCCACTGTGGCATTTTCTATTATGGCAATAAGATGTGTATATAAATCCTATATGGCTATACAGCCCGCACAAGGTGAAATAGCTAAGCCCACAGAAGAAACAATAGCAGCTCGGGATAAGGAACAGAATCCTTATTGTGAAGTTCAACGAAGACCTTTACCTATTGTAGGTAAGGGTAGAACTGTTACAAGTAGTAATATGAGTGACATATTGAGTAACAATCTGCTATATGGTGCTGTGGACTGGGGGACAAATCTAGCGGGAGAACCTCTTAGTGTTAAAGTTAATGCTTTAATGGTTGACACCAATTATATGATATTACCAAAACATTATTTTAAACGAGGTGACACGCACATGACTTGCTGTCGTAACAATCCAAGTTCCTTGGGTGGAACATATAGAGTTAGACTGGACTTATCTAATACTATTGATATACCAAACTCTGATCTTAAAGTTGTTTATGTAGCTGAAGGTGGTTCATACAAAAATATAACTGAATATTTAATTGACGACTTTCCAGAAGGTCATGCTTTTAACATGAAGTATAGGCAATCTGACGGAACGTTCTTAGAAGCTCGTGGAGTTTCCAAGAAAGAGTTCTTAAACAATGGATCAGTCTTCGATGGTTTGATATATTATAATCTTACCGAGAAGACGTTTGGTGGATTGTGTGGAGCTGTATTATATAGTGCAAGCAAAGGATGCAATATAACTGGAATACATGTTGGAGGGACTGAAGGCACAACAACTGGTTGTGCATCTATACCAAGACGATCCCAAGTTTTGGCAGCCATTGATGTATTAAGTAACAGACTTACATGCATAAAGACAGCTAGTGATGGTGATTTTCCTACCACGCAGTATGAAACAACTTTTCTTACCAATGAAAAACTCCATCCAAAGAGCCCTGTTAATTTCCTACCCCATGGTTCTACTATACAGTATCATGGAACATGTATAGGAAAAATCACATCACATTCGGATGCTAAAGTTACTTTAATATCTGAAACAGTGACTGATGTTACAGGTGTTCCTAACAAGTGGACTGGACCCCAAATGAAACCAGAGTGGAAAGGATGGCAAGATTGTTTAGAAGGAATGAGTAAACCAGGTGAATCAATGCCTTATGATCTTATAGAACATAGTGCAAGGGACTATCTGGAACCTCTCCTCGAAATAATCGAAAGCCAACACTTCTGGAAGGAGATGCGTCCTCTAACAGATGAGGAAAATCTGATGGGGATACCTGGCAAGAAGTTCATGGACGCAATCAAGAAAGGCACATCCATAGGTTTTCCATTGAACGGACCTAAATCGCAATTCCTAGAAATTCTCGA